AAATAAGACGTTGTATTTCAAGTTAAAGAATGAAATGACATTTAAAGCGACACATATTTATACCGATGACTTATGAGAATTCTAATCACAGGAGCAAAAGGGTTTATTGGAACGCACCTGACAGGGCATCTGATGGAAAAAGGCTATGACGTTGTAGGCGTAGATTTAGTAGATGGTGACTTACAAAACAGTGGAGTGGCTGAGTACCTTGTCAGTAAATATAAACCTGAGACATTAATCCACCTGGCAGCACAGGTAGGGATTTACTTTAATGAAAGGGATTGCGTTAATTCTATTAATGCAAATACCATAATGACTATGCGTGTGGCAAAGGCTTGTGCTAAGCATGGTGTTCGTTTAATGCACACATCTACATCTGAGGTGTATGGGGAACATGGGGACAAAGTTCTTGATGAGGATACCCCACTAATTGGTAAGCCTACAGGGATCTATGCCATAAGTAAACGCTGGAGTGAGGATGCCGCTCATGAATATGCTCCTGATGGCCTTGTAATTATACGACCTTCAATGCCATATGGACCTGGGACACCTCCTGGAAAGGGGCGTCGGGCAATGGATAATATGTTATGGCAAGCCCATCACAAGAAACCAATTGTTGTTCATAAGGGAGCCGTTAGGTCATGGTGTTGGATAGGTGATGTAGTAAGAGGCTGGGAGATGATATTAAAATCTGGTCAAGCAGGAGCCTTTAATATTGGAAGGGATGATGATGAAAGGTCAATGTTATGGATGGCTAAAGAGGCTTGCAAGATCGCAGGAGCAGAGGAATTACTCATACAGGAAGTTGAGCCTCCTATGAATAAAACAATGATTAAAAGATTATCAACTAAGAAATTGCAAAATCTTGGTTGGAAGTCTGAGGTTGAGGTATCGGAAGGTATGCAGTTAGTTTATAAATGGGTAAAGAATTTTCTCTGGTACGAAAATTAAATGATATGATTGCTTTAATTACACCGACAGGAGCACGTCCGAAACAGATTGAACTGTGTTCAAAGTTTATGAAGCATCAAGACTATGATGGGGAAGTACTTTGGATCATTGTTGATGACGCCTTACCTATTTCTTCTAATTGTATTCCTGATGATTTTAGGGAAGATTGGCATATCTTAAAACTGTATCCTGAGAAGAAGTGGAAACTTGGTGCTAATACACAATGCAATAACCTTTTGCTTGCTTGTGATGAATTAAAGGGATTTAGAAATATTCAATCAGTGTTTATGATTGAGGATGATGATTATTACTCACCCAGGTATCTTAGCGAGATGGTAAAGAAGTTGGAAGGGTATGACGTTGTAGGTGAATGCAATACAGTTTATTATAATGTAGTATATCGTGGGTGGTTTCAGAATTATAACATAAGACATGCAAGTTTATTTCAATGTGGGTTTTCTATTGATGTAATCCAAGATTTTATTTACTCTTGCAAACTGAGGAGAACCTTTATAGATATGAATTTCTTTAGAGCCGTAAAGGGAAGGAAGATTAACTTGTTCAATGGTACACCCCTGTCAGTAGGAATAAAAGGTTTGCCAGGAAGAGATGGTATTGGAATAGGACATAGGATGGAACTTAAAATGGTATATGATCCATACTTTGAGAGACTTAAAGAATTGATTGGTGATGATTATCTTTATTATGCTAATATATGAACCAGCCGATATTTGTAACAGGAGTAGAAAGATCAGGTAGTACATTGATTGCAAAGATATTTGATATCTGTGGGGTGTTCACTGGTACTGTTTCTACTATGTATGAGAATTATGGGATGAACTTGATGATGGATCAGTTCTTAAGTACTCGTAAGAATAATTTATTCCCTGATATTAAAAACTTACAAATACCTGTTGATTGGCATGAAAGAGTTCAAAAGTTACTTAAAACAGAAGGGTATAGAGATGGTCCCTGGTTATGTAAAAATTACAAGATGAGTCAAATTTGGCCTGTGTGGAATTACGCTTATCCCAATGCACGTTGGATTATAGTACGTCGCAGGACAGGTGATATAGTTGACTCATGTGTAAAGACAGGGTTTATGAAAACATTCAAAGACCCTGAGAATCAGAGGTTAATTAATGTTACAAGTGAAGCACAAGGTTGGAGATGGTGGGTACACCAATACGAAAAGAGGTTTGTCACTATGATAGAGGCAGGAGTTAACTGTAAGATAGTTTGGCCAGAAAGAATGGTGACTGGGGATTATCAGCAAATCTATGAAATCTTAGATTGGTTAGGTTTACAATGGGATAGTAAAATAGTTGAAACAATAGATCCTTTATTAAACAAAAGTAGGAGGAAAATAAAATGGCAAGAACAACAGGAGAAGAAGTCAGAGAAATAATGTCAGGGTGTACTTTAACGGACGAACAGATCGATCCTTTTATACTCGGCACTCACCTCTATTTAAACGCGGTATTTGCCTCGAACACAACCTTAGGAGTAACTATACTAAGGGAGTTAGAACGTTGGCTGACAGCCCATGTGCTTGCCTTGACAGGTGCCCAGCCTAATACTAATATAAAAAGGGAAAAGGTGGGCAACGCAGAGATCGAATATGCAGTCGGTAAGGCTGGTACAGGTCTCTTGGCAACTCCATATGGGCAGTGGGCGTTGCATCTGGATACGACAGGTCTTTTGGCAAAGACTGGTAAGAGAGAAGCAAGTCTTTATGCAATTGAAAGTTTTGACGAAGATGAGTAGTATAATTGATTTAGTAGTTGGTGTCTGTAATCAGACGGCTGTGTATTGGGGAAATCCTAAACCCGATGGGTTTGGTATTAATACGTTTGACCCTCCTGTTGAATTACCTTGCCGTTGGGAGGGTAAAGAACAAATGATGAAAGGGTTTGATGCTAAGGGTAACCAAATTGAATATATTGGTGTGGTATATGTCCTGCAGGATTTAGATGAGGATGGCTATTTATTCTTAGGTAGACTTACGGATCTTCTACCAGGTGCCAGTGCTAAGCCAACATTAATGGATAGGGCTTATTTGATTAAACAGTTTGAGAAAGTTCCAAGGTTACGCTCGACAACGGAATTTGTCAGGTGTGCTTATTTAACATTGTGGCAGTACAGATGAAACAAGAGGCGTGGGCATATTATAATTGGGGTACCACTATGAAAGGGGTTGGGGCAGTCATGGCAAGGGTGAACCGGGAACTTGAAGAAATACCTGGTAAGACCTTAGCTGGACTGATTAAAGTAGCCGCCTTGGTTCATAACGAGACAGAACAGGGTTCTGTCAGGGTTCCAGTTAAATGGGGAAACTTGAGGCATAGTTGGTTTGTTACTGCATCGTCGGGTTCAATTATAAGTGGTGGAGGTAAGAAACGTACAGCAATAGGAGGTGGAGGTAAATTTACTGGACCTAAAGCAAGTGAACACGCCGCACGACATTCTTATATGGTTGCGGAAGCACGTATGAAATGTTGGTATTTATCTGCTAGGTATAAAGGTCCTTTCTTAATCATGGGATATAGTGCAAATTATGCTATGTATGTGCATGAGATGGTAGGTACAGTTTCAGGAAAGGATATACATTGGAACAGACCTGGGTCAGGTCCAAAATGGTTTGAATATGCCATTAGGAAACATTTGCAGGCGGGTAATATAAAAAGAATTGTTATTGCAAACGCTAAGACATAATAAAATGAATGCACCAAGTATTGATATTAGAGATATGTTATTAGCAGAGGTAGGTTTAAATCTGGCCTTTACTACTAACTTGTTTATTGCTAACGAACCTGCAAACCCTGATACCGTAGTTACCATATTTGATACTTACGGATATCCTCCACAACTTACGATGGATAACGCTTTGTATGAAAAGCCAGGTGTGTTTATAAGAGTAAGAAGTGAAGATTACAATGTAGGTTGGCAACTTATTAACGATATATATCTGCTATTGCATGGCCGGGCACATGAGACATGGAATGGTACGATGTATGAGGTTATCACCTGTTCTAGTCCAACACACTATGATTGGGATGATAGCAAGAGAGCACGTTTTATTATTAATTTAAATTTGCAAAGGAGGTAAATCATGAGCAATGCTATTGCTGGCGTGGGAACAGTATTCCGCAGATATTCTGGGGGAGGCTGGTCCACAATCGCCGAAGTGAACTCAATTACCGGACCTGGTATGACACGTGACTTTATTGATGTCACGTCGTTAGACTCGGTCGGGGGATACCGGGAATTCATTGCCGGGTTCCGTGATGGTGGAACTGTTGTCCTCGCAATGAACTTCACTCGTGCCACATACGAGATGATGAAGGAAGACTTCGAGGATGATGTAGAAAAGCTCTATGAGATAGTTCTACCCGACCCAGACGTAACGTCAGTGGAATTTTTGGGACTCGTAACAGAGTTACCGCTCACTATTCCAACAGACGATAAAGTCACCGCTGATGTAACAATCAAGGTTAGTGGTCAGGTTACTATGAATTCTGGAACTGGCTCGACTTGAGCGTAATTTATTGGTGATCCTAATCAAGGATTTATTTTTTTATTTAAAATTATAATTGGAGGTTAATCAAATGGGCTTATTAAGCAGAGAAGATCTTTTAACGAAAGAGAAATTAGAAGTAGAAAAAGTTGATCTGGAAAACGACAACTTTGTTTATGTACGTCAAATGACAGGACATGAACGTGATTTATTTGAACAATCCATGTTAAAGAAAAACAGGGATGGCAAGGGAACGGTTATTAGTTATGAAACAGTCACTGAAGACTTTCGTGCTAAGTTGGCTGTTCATACTGTCTGTGATGAGAATGGGGAATTAATACTTAAACCCACTGACTATGGCGTTTTCAGCAGAAGTATCAGTTCAAGAACGCTTGAGAAAATAATTAATGTGTCAAACAAACTTAACGGGATTTCAGAGGAGGACAAGGAGAATTTAATAAAAAACTCAAAAGCCGTCCAAGACGGCAACTCCAATTTAGAATTTGTAGAGAGTTAGGTGTACTTCATCCAGACCACTTGCTAGATGGGACTGTTGATGTTTATAAGATTTTTGGTATTCCCTTTATGAGTAAACACAAGAAGGGATTAACAATAAGGCAGTTGCAAGAATGGGAAGCAATGGACAAGATGGATCCTATAGGTAAGTGGAGGGATGATTTAAATTTTGCAAGTTTATCAACATTGATAACTAATATAGCCATAAGATGGGGAGCAAAGAAAGGTGAAAATCCAAAACTTGTAACCATATCTGATTTTATGCCTAATTGGTTGGGAGAAGAAAAACCTGAGAAGGTTCAAAGTGTTGAAGAAATGAAAAGTGTTATTTTATCATTGGTTAATACACAGAATAAAAAAGTTGGTAATCAACCCAAGAGAAAACCAAAAAATTGAATAGATATGGCTGACATGGGTTCAATATATGTTACCTTAGGGATGCGCATGACAGGCATTGCTAATGCTCAACGTACTATGTTAGATGCATTAAAACGCATCGAAAAGCAGGCTGAGTTAACGAATGCCCGTTTAGCGGTTCTTGAGAAGCAAGCAAAGGCAACTGCCTCTGGCGTAGGCAAGTCGTTTCAGCAGATACCAGTTGGGGCTGAGGCGGCAACGACGGCTATTGACAAAATGACAGCCTCTATCTTTCGATCGGCTCAAAGGTGGAGGACTTTTGGATACTTAGCCACACTGACAATGACGGCTCCTATGGTTTTGGCAGGGAAGGCAGCATTAGATACTGCAGGTGAATTTGATTTTGCTATGAATAAAATGGTAGGATTGGTAGGATTATCTAAGGGAGCCGTTGAAGGTCTTAGAAAAGAATTATTAAAGATGGCACCTATCATTGGTCAAACACCACAGGCTTTGGCGGAGGCAGCATACTTTGCCACTTCTGCTGGATTCAAAGATGTTGGTGATGCTCTTTCGATAATTGAGACAGGGGCTAAGATGGCTTCTGCAGGAATGGGTACGGCCGCTGATAATACAAAGGTGCTCGTATTTGCAATGAACGCTTATAGAGCCTCAGGAATGACTGCGACTAAGGCAGGGGATATATTTACGGCAGCAGTAAGAGAGGGTGCTATCGAGACAGAAGGATTTGCCACTGCTATGCAGTCGGTACTTCCTATTGCATCAAGGATGGGAGTTGGATTGGAACAACTTGCTGGTGCGATGGCGGCTATGTCCCTACAAGGTGCTTCGGCGGCCAATTCCGCTGTCTACTTAAAAGGTATGCTAAACTCCCTGTTAAAGATTAAGCCTACCAATCAGGCAGGTAAAGCATTGGCAGCGATGGGTGTAAACGCACAGGACTTGTATGATGAGTTAAAGAAACCCAATGGCTTGATGAACGTTCTTATGAAGCTACAGGATCTTTCAAACAAGTCTACAGGTAACATATTTCTAAAACAAATATTTACTGACATCCGAGCAATGACAGGAGCCTTGTCATTATTAGGTGAGAACCTTAAATATAACCAATATGTAATGGATCAAGTTGCCAAGGCGGGAGGGGATGTGGCGTTTGCATTTGGTGCTGTACAGGATCAGATCAAGTTCTTTAGAAATCAGATGAAAGCAACTGGTGATGTTATTAAGATTGAGTTCGGGGAGGTTCTGGCTAAGGTTGTTCTTCCTGTACTAAATAAGTGGTTAGAAAGAATAAAAAGGTTACTTGATGCTTTTACCGAAATGAGTCCTATGTTGCAAAGAGTAATAATAAAGGTACTTGGTTTAGTGGCTGCGATTGGACCTCTTGCCTTAATTGTGAGTGTATTAAAGTATGCTTATGGTGGCTTCTTCTCATTCTTTGGTAAGAGAATAGCATTGATGAGGAGCCTTGTCAAAGGTCTTAAAGGAGAAATTATAGGATTGAGTGCTGTAGCAAAAACGAGTCCGTGGCTTGCTAATCTTGGTAATACTGTTTCACTTAAGGCGACGACTGCGGGAGGCTGGGCAGCACTTGCCAAAAATGTTGGTAAGGCAGCACTTTCATTTGGTAGAATGGCAGGTCCAGTAGCACTTATGGCTACGGGTTTGGTTGCTGGAACAATAAAACTTTTTAAGTATTCAAATCAGATAAAGGAGGTTGCAAAGAACAATGATATTTTCAACAAGTCGATGGTTGAAGTAGGTGGAGTAATGATGAAGTTCAATGAATTAGCAATGTCCGATATTTCCAATATGTCCTTCTTAGAGATGATAAAGGCTCAGGAAACTGCTAGAAAAGTTTGGAAGGATTCATATGATATGATTTTACAATATCAGAAGAACATTGAGACTGGAGCAGGTAGTAAGAGGCTGAATAAAAAGGCAATGAAGGAGGAAAATGAACAACTAATGCTTTCAAAGAATTTGTATGAGGCATTAGGTGCGGCTATTGCTAGGTATGTTCAAACTGAGATGAATATAGAAAGAAAGACTTTAGCAGATGCAATTAAAGCCGATGCTGATGCATTACAGGAGATTATTGATACAATGAATGAGAGTATAACCTCTGCCAAGGAAATGGATAAGGTACATAAAGCAGTTGGTAAGTCCTTCGATTTAAATGCTAAATTGGCTGATATTTATTTTGATGCTATTGAAAAACTTGTTAGTGGTGACCATAAATTAAAATTTGAGTCTCCTGAGGTACAAAAGATAGTGAAGGATCTAAAAGCGTTAGGTATTGATTTTACTAAGGTTGATACTATTGTTGAGAACTTTAATCAGGATCTAAAGGCAATAGGAATAAAGAAATCACTACTCCCCAATTTTGATGCAGATACGGCAAAATTACAACTCT